GACCAAGTTGCGTCGTATTATCTAAGAAAGAAACTGACGAGATCCTCCGCCGCCTTTCCCGGTCACGCAAAGAAGTGCACTAGTTAACCGATTCTGCGTTTAAGGCCAAGCGTCCGTCGAAACTCAGCACTTCCGCACAGTCCGGGTCTCCAGCCATGTCCAACTTAACCTTCGACTGCGTCCAACCCATCTTCCACCCCATAGAAGAGCCCACCACGCGCGAAAGGAGGCCGTAAAGAGGCCAATGCCAAGCTGAAAGACGCCAGTGTCGCCGAGAGTGACAAAACTGCCCAATTCGATCTGGACTAGGAGATAGAGGCTAAGAGGAAAGCGGCCGAAGCGTACAAGTCAGCCACCGGCGAGAAACTCCCCTCTCCGCAAATCACCCCAGACGACTCTTTCCTCGGCCCTAAGAGCGCCGACCTGGGAGAGAAAACTACAGACGATCTCCCCCCAAACTAGTTCGCACCAACAGACCCATCCCTCTTAACCCTCACCGCAGTGTCCACATCGGACAACTTGATTGCAAAGGAAACTGCGCCTCCAAAGGAAGAGCCTGTTCCTACGGGTGGATTCGCCAACTTACTCGCCCGCTTAGATTTTTATGGGCTCGACTTGACCGACGGCGATTCAAGCCACATCGCAATCGACTCCGATCCTGTCACGACCCCTTCAGAGTTTCTGCATTCATATCTTCCTAAGTTCGAATTAGTTAAAAAGTTACAACAAGGAGAAATATACAAGTGCTTACTCATCGGGCCTTGCTATTATTCTGCGTCCCAGCGCACCCTCATCGTGTATGATCCGTGCTTCAACGGGGGGTGTGCGGCTTACGCCACGTGGGTCATGAAATGCGTAGCGGAGCAGAGGTTCGAGGACGATTATTATCGCGACGTGTAGGTCAATACTAAAAGAGGAGCTTAGACCATCTACGAGCTGCTCATGTGCGAAGAGCAATGCACCGGTCACCCTCTGACTACCAACGTCCCTAGAAGCTCAAGGACCTTGACCTGGAACAATTTTTCAGCTACCACCGTTCCATCCCAATCTCCTGGCACCGACG